TCAATATAGTTTTTTATTTGATTTTCAAGAATAACGCTTTGGAGGTATGGAGAAAGCAGTAAGTATTCGTCATACCTTTCTCGCCAAAACTCAGGGAGGTTGGCTGGAATACCATCACCAGTCACTGGGTCTTTTGAGGGCACTGGGTCTTTTGAGGGCTCTGGGTCTTTTGGGGGCTCTGGGTCTTCTAGGTCTTTTGGGACTCTAAACAATCCCCCAGCAATACTTGTGCCTTCGCCTTGACCTTCGCCGAGTTGTGCTGCTGCTTGTTGATCTCGGTAAAAAGAAGGAGTAAGAAGTTGCGCTGGAGTAATTTGATAAGGACCAAATGGCATTTCTCCAATAGCCCGTCGCTCATCAAATGTTAAATCTTGAACATCACCAGCCCCAGAAAAAGGCATTGCTATATCTTCAGGGGCAATTGTTCGTGAAGGAGCCCCTAGTTTTGACGCATCAAAAGCTGCATTTTTTTCTGATGTAGTAGCGACATCTGTTCGATACCGCCTAGCGTCTTCAGCTGAGTCTGCAAGTGTTTCAAACCCGAGGAATGCAGCAAAAGGAATCCCTAAATTCTGGCTGAATATATCTTCATAAGCCTCGTATGGGGTTTTTGCAGATTCACTCCGAACTAGCAAAGATCCGTCAGGTTGCACATTTAGCCTTGTGCGAGGGAGGTCTTTAGCTGTACCAGCCTGAATAGCGTTAAGTATTCTTGCTGTGTAACTTTTAGGGATTCTTACTGTAAATGCCATTACATATTTCCTAGAGGATTAACTCTTGGTCCCGCCCCGCCCGGAGTTCCCGGTGGAGCCTGTCTTGGGTCACCTGTTCGCTGAAAGCCCTGCATCTGTGACGACATTATCGCACTAGATATATCTCTAGGACTTGTTCCTGTTCCACCCGGATTTTGGGGTTGAGGCTGTGGAGCAGCCCCCGAAGGTGCTTGCCCAGCACCCATACCAACAGAGTTAAGCAATTGCTGGAACTGCAAGTCCTGAGCAGCTTCTTCTTGCTGGTCTTGTTTCAAAGTTTTCCGCAAGAGGTCTACGTAAATCAAAGCTTTTTCTTGTTCGCCTGTTTGCATTAGACCTTCGATCAGCGTAAGCAACAGTGCTTTTGGCTCTGTTACTTGCGCTTGTTGTGCTGAAATTGAATTGCGGAATTGATCTACGTCATTGATTTGCAGGATATTCTCCCAAATCCACTCATCTGGAGCAAGTGGCTTTGTGCCTTCCCGCATCATTTGCGCCATCGTGATTAGCTGAGGCTCGTCCTGTGGCATGCGTACACCGAAGTGAATATCAATAGCCCCCGCACCTTCAAGGTCACTTGGCTTTATCTCTTGGTTGAAGTAGCTAGCAATGTCGTTATGACGACCTCTTACCTCTAGCGGACTGTATCCACCTGCCTCATATTGCATTGAAATGATCTCAGCAATCTGTTTGTAGCAAGCAGTTATACCTTTCACCCTAGGTTCGATTTGGTGAGCAGAGCCTTCCTGCAATATCTTTGCTGCAAAACCTGAGATAGCAAACGGCAACTCACCGTAGCTTACGTTTGATAATCCACCACGCTGCAACTCTCCTGAGACCAGACCCACAAATGCCCCGGTATCAAGAGGCATCGTGACTTCTTCCATGAGTCTTATGTCAGTACCTGCTGGCAGTGGAACCTCTGACCCATCTTGCCACGGATCAGTATCAAGAGTTGTAGTCCCATCAGGAGAAACAATCTTGTATGGTCGCCTTACAGCGCGCCGAACGAGTGTCTTGTAGGCACTCATTGCAAAGTTGTAATCGTCGTACAAGGTTCGGTTCGCAGAGAAAATGGATTCTCCATAATCCCTAGCGGTGTCATCACCTGACAGATCGTCTTGTACCCATGGAGCAGGACCTACTGCGCCAAGGAAAACAGGAGCGCATGGGTTCCCGTTCATGTCAACAACATTGTGTTTTGTGAGTGGCTTGCCGTATTGGATTTGATCTCTGTCACCAGAAATAAGAACAGCGTTTTCTGTCCTTGAGTAATAGTCCCAAACGGTTATGCCTGAAGATGTTTCTCCTTCAATCAAAGGTTCGACATCAACATTGAACGTGTTCTTTACGGATGAAGGTGAGCGTTTGGTTTTATGTGCAAGCCAAACAATACCCTTGTCGTCCATCTCGTAGCAGATATGCAGTGGGTCAAAGGGTGTTATATCAACATAAGTTGCGCCATCTGTGTGTTTGTTTAGCATGGCGCGCCCTGCATACCATCCTCGCAGGGTTACATAGAAGGCTAACTGCTCTCTGATAGAGGGTTGCCCGTATCTTTGCATGCGTTCATCGGCAAGGTTCAGCGCGCCAATGACAAACTTTTCTTTTAGCGAGCCGGGTGTACGGTCATCAACCTCAGCACTGAGTGGTACTCGCACTGACATTTGTGCGTTCGACAGATAAGACATGATCTTATCCGCAAGAATCTTAGGGGCGTTGGACGTATAGCTTTGATAACCGTTGCCTGCATCGTATGGATTCATGCGATACAGACCGTAATCGCTTTCCATCCGACTTCTTCTGGTACGGAAACCGGGCGATTCCCAAACATCTTCTATTTGGGAAATTAGGTCATCAATTTTTGCCACGTTACCACCTATTTACCGTAATAATCTTCGATGCACCTGCTGCTCGGGCATAGCCAAAGTTTACAACTAATCCATACGTTACAGCTTTGACGCTGTGATTGAAAGCATCTCTAGGCTGCCTGCCAATTACGTTGTTGTCCTTGTCTGTGCGCCACGTATACACGTGAATCTGGTCATCAAATGGGTTAGCACAGCCACCTAATTCGGAGATCAAGCCCCTAGCTTTGTGGTTGATTATAAGATTTGGTTGCTTTGTAGAGGGATTTTCCTTCAGGAACGTGTTGAATCGTTCGATACCGTCCATAATCCCAACACGTTCTGACTGCATGTACAAGTGAGCCTTCTCAAGCCATGTATCTACAGGTCTTGATTCGCCCATATTGTGCGCTGCAATGTCAATCACGCCGTTTTGAACGTCTTTCCACCACGGTCGCATTTGACAAATCTCAATTATTTCCTCTGTAATCTTTTCTCTTTCGTAGATTTCGTCAATAACTCTGACCTGACCCCCAATAATCTGCACTGCTACTACCGCATATGCTGATTTGGTGACCTGAGAATAGCCCGGGTCTACCCAAAGATGCACAGGTTCTTCTTCGATGTACTCTGCTTGGTCGGATACGTGGGTTGATATATCGAACATGTTGTGGACAAGCCCTTTTGGTGGGGCAGGTTTACCAGCAACACGCTCATTGAACCAGTCTTCCGAGTGCAATCGCCGTAATGCTTCGATTTCCGGGTCGTCTTTCCCGCCCGGGTACACAACATTGTTTGTCCAAGAGGGCAGTGAGAAAGATATAGCGTCATCATCGGGGTTATAAAACTGCCACGATTCCCACTGAGACGGATACCAACCGAGAGACATCTCAAATGTCCCCTCTAAAAACAAATACCCACGCTTCTCAGCAATTCTTCCTCGTAATCGCAGGAAACTTTCGTAGTCAATCTGGGACGCTTCGCAAGCAACCACCATTCGTGGGGCTTCCATAGCAAGACTTCTGTGGTCTTGGGCAGATTTAGTCTTGATCGTGAAAATACCCGGCTTCTCACTCGTGCCACACGCCACAGACATCTCGCCCGGATCAATACGCTTCGTCTGCTTCACCAAAAATCCCAGCTTAGTCAGGATTTCAGACAAATAATTCCACTCAGCACGAGTACGCTCATAGTCTCTTGCTACCAACCAACACACATCACCGCTCTGAAACTCGTCCAAACGGTTGATAATCGACAACGCACCAAGAAAACTCTTACCAGCACGCTCCCCACCAGCTACCAACTTGATACGAGCATGGTGGTCAAGTATCTCGTCCTGCTCTACCCAAGTCTCAAAACCAGCAGCAGACAGTAACGCCTTACGATCCTCAGATAACAACAATCTTTTTTCCCCCAAATTACAAACTTCCCGTGTAGAAAATTGGAGGAACTACACAGGAAGCCTGAAAGCTGCTGCCTAAAAGGTGATAACCGTACCAACTAAACACCTGCATGGAACCTAACGAGGAACCGAGTGAAACAAGCACCCCGGATACGCCAGCAACAACAACTCGCAAAAAGTATAACCAACAGTCTTTATAAATACTAAAACACTACTTATACCTAGCTGTTACATCATCCCCCTCCCCCCTAAAGGGGGGGGGTGTGTAACGGCAGTAGCGTTACATAACCCGTTACATACCCGTTACACCCGTTACAAGAACACAAATCCTAGTTCAACTTGGGCACTTCAAGGTGTAACACCCACATAACACCAGAAAAAAATACAAGTACGGGACTCCACCATGGCGATTCTCATGAACAGGGGTAGGCACTTTTTGGGTTTCAAACCGTCAAGGGGGTACCTTTCTTCTAAACACACCCAACTCCAACACCATACCCCCCTCCACACACCACACACACCCCTCACCACACCACCACCTCCTCCACGTCGACGTTGGCGCAGGGAGGCAGCGACAGGACTCGCAGCGGCTGGCAGGTTGTGAAAACTATCACAAACAAGGCTGACATTGTGAAAACTATCACGAGCGGAATGTTGGACTTTGTGAAATGAATCACGATAGGCGACCAGACATTGTGAAAGGTTTCACGATATAGGCAGAAATACGCCTTCCGCAAAACCCAAGAAATGTGGAATATATGCCCGAGAATCCACTTGTGAAGGATTTCACAGATGCCCGGACACGTGCGCGCGTGAAAGGTTTGCGACCCGAAACACCTTTTTCACACCTAGCGGCTCCCTGTGTGCATCTGCGCTCCAGTACGGCAAACATTCTCGCTAATGGAGATTTTCAGGGCAAATTGCACAGCCCGTACAGGTCCAGTGGTAGTATCAAACTTCATCACTACTACTTGTACGCTCTGTACGTGATTTTAGTTGATACTTGTTAACTTATCGGGAAGCTTTGGAGGTGATCGAAACCATCCCGGAATCATGGCGAAATTGGTCAAAAATTGGTCACGAATTGCCTGTTTACCTGTTGACAACTACTACTTCCGGTATAAACTTTTAAGTAGCACAAGGCACCGAGTTACCCGCTGGCAACGGGCATCGGCTCCGCCGGGGCGATATAGCCCGGTTGGAGTACGAGTAAGAGTTCCGCACCTTTCGGCGATAAGCACACAGCCGAGAAGACCTTTCAAGGTCAACGTGAAGCCCGAGTTCCACCATAGGAAACAGGCGACAGCTACCTTTTTCATTGGCACTTCAGGGATTAGATGCGTAGGACTGACCACAATCCACAAGGTCGAAAACTTATAACGCAACCACACGAGACCGCAAACAATAGCGAGAATCGAGAATCAATATCATCTAATAAATGGGGGCAAGCTTCACGGCTTGCCTCTATTAGTGAGAGGATATTCGCTCTCTTCAACTAGCAAATAGGGAATTACTCACCATGAAACTTCACTCTTCACAACTTCCAATCAGTGCAACCAATGAGGAAATCACATTCCGAGACGAAGTCGGAAGTGGTGACATGATAGATATGACATTCAGCGGAGACGGAACACGTTTTATACGGGCGGAAATATCGGACGGTGAACCCGAATCGGACTGGACGCCCATCAAGCTACGGGACGCCGTTCCAATGCTCCAGACCGTCAAGAGACACGGTGACTGGTACAACCCAAACACCAAACGTTTCTTGGGATTTTGGCTACAGCGCAACTAACCTATTCAACTAGCAAACCAGAAAAGAGAATCAATCATGGCAACTCCACTTTCAGAAATCATGACCGGATCGACTCAGAACATAATCGACATTTACGAAGCGGCGACAGAATCACAGCAGATGGCAGGTGAGAACTGGTATTGGGCGGCGCGCAACCTAGCCGAAGAACTGGCGGACCGTCACGATCTACCAGTTGAAAACGTCGCATACGCCATCGCAGCACTGTCACCCGTCACAGATTGGATCACAAACCAGATCGCAGCGTCTGAAGTGTGCGCTACCGGATTCACCCGGTTTCAATCCGGCGCAAATATCGACAAGGCGAACCGTTGCCTAGCAGGCGAATTGACTGCGCTAAAAGGTCCAAAGGTTGAACGATTCGCTGGAGCGATCATCGACCCGGTCGGAAACTCGACCGCATGCATCGACCGTCACGCATTCTCTATCTGGATGGGCACTAAACAAACGGATGCCCAACAGAAAGTATTGCAGCGCAAAGGTGCCTATGAGATCGTCGCAGATGCCTATGCAGAAGCCGCACAAATTCTGGATGTACCAGTCCACACGGTGCAGGCTGTAACTTGGGTCGTATGGCGTGACATGCACGACGTGGTACGCAAAATCGGAAAGTAAACAATCAATCAACTAGCACAAAAGAGAATCGAAACAATGTCAAACCAAATTGCATACGACAAAATTACAAACCAGATTATCGAAGCTTTAGAAGACGGTCACATCCCATGGGAGAAACCTTGGGCAGCAAGTAACAACGGCGCACGATCAATTCACGGCAAACCATACCGAGGATTCAACAAACTGTGGTTGGAGTTCATAGCTTGGAAGCTAGGCTACTCAGACCCGCGCTGGATCACGTTCAATCAAGCTAAGAAAATGGGCGGGCAGGTACGCAAAGGTGAGAAATCGCAGGCGGTCACGCTGTGGATGGAAGCTTTCAATCATGAATCATCCTGCCCGGTGAAGAACACTAAGACCAAGTGCGAAAACATCGGAAAAAATAAATGCTCCCGATACATGCTGATGCGTTACTTCAGCGTGTTCAACGTCGAGCAGGTCGACGGGCTGGACATCAAGCCAATGCCTGCCGGGATCGAGAATGATTTCGATCCTATCGAACAGGCAGAAGAGATCGTGAACAGTTACCTAGAACGCGAAGGCATCACACTAGCGACCGGGTCTGAAGCGTTCTACACGCCAGCGATGGACTCGATCACGATGCCACGACGTGAGACGTTTCGATCTGCGGAGTCGTACTACAGCACCCTGTTCCACGAGTGCGGGCACTCGACAGGTCACGAGTCCAGACTAAACCGCAAGGACAATAAAGTCCCGGTGAAGTTTGGCGATCCGATCTACGCTCAAGAAGAGTTGGTCGCTGAAATGTCTAACGCATTCATCGGCGGGGTAACCGGAGTCACAAACGAGATCGAAGGTGAGCAACGGGTAGCATACATCCAGAGTTGGCTACGGGCACTGCGTAACGATAAGAAGATGGTAGTGCTGGCAGCCCAGCAAGGACAGAAGGCAGCCGACCTGATACTAGGGGAGAGTGCCTAAATATATATAGCCGACTGGCGGGATCGGCTCCGCCTAAACCAGACACCCAGAAAGAGAATCAATCATGCTCAATGGATTAGATCACAACGCAGCAATGGAATATGCGGAAGCTTTCAATCTCGCCATCGCAAATAACGGTGCAGAAATAGAAGCGATGCTCGAACGATGGAACGAAAACTTTAGCGGAGATGATGCCCTAATAACTAACGAGCCAACTAACTACCAGCTAGCGTGGCTGCGTGGTATCGAGAGTGCGGCACGTATGCTCAATGATGGTCCGAGATTCAACCCCGGCACTATCACTCTCGACGAACGCTTCACGCCGAACGCCATATACGGGGGGTAAAACAGTGAATATCACAACTAACACGATTCGCAATTATGGGAACGATCACGAGTACATAGTTGAACCTCTTGAGTTAGCTACGCTCTGGAGCGATATAACCGGGCGCAAGACTGTTACCGATTCAGACCTTGGTAACTTAAAAACCTTGGCTCGACTGTTCAACTCAGGCTTATCTATTACCCGCAACAAATAAACCAACTACCAGAAAGAGAATCAATCATG